ACTTCGCCGGGTTCGACATGGCGACCGTCTCGGAAGACCAGGTCTTCCTTCTCGGTGTATTCGGCATTTCCAATTTTCTGACCGGTTCGATTTTCCTGCTGATCAGCCTGAAGGCCAGACACCTCGCGCCCCACATCCTGATCCTCATTCCGGCAATCTACCTGCTCGGCTGGGTTGGCATCCGGACAGGTGGCGTCCATGCCGAGGCAGCATTCAACGGCAGGTATCTGATGTTTGCCTACTTTGCTATCTGTCTGGGCACCTACGCATACTTCCTGATCATGCGCCGACGCTCCTCGCGCTTGCATCCATGACGCCTCCTCACAGTTCCCCTTGCGATATGGACCTCCAGTGCCACCATTACGGAGCGTTGCGCGTCAGCTTCATCGCCGAGGCGTCGGTGGCGTAGTACTTGCCGAGAAAGTTCAGGCTGACCGCATGGACACCCGTCTGGCCGGGATCATCGACGTTCGGGTTGAAGACGTCGCAATTGCCCAGCACGAGCCGGTCCTTGAAGTTCATCGTGGCGCCGATCGTGATGTCGAGGGTCTGGCCGGTCTGCTTGACGACGAAGGCCGAGTAGTCGGCAAGGGCGTTGAAGTAGACCTCGACCACGCCCTGCACGTTGAACTCGCCCAGGCCGATCGCAAAGGGATCGGCCGAACCGAAGGCATACTGCTGTTGCAGGTTGTTCGAGATCTGCAGTTGCAGCGAGCGGACCTTCGGCGAGGCAAGGCCGAACAGGCTGTTGACCACGATGTCGGCCGGCGTCGAGGGGTCGTAGGCCGGCGTCGGCGCCGCATAGGTCGAGGACACGATTGCCGTCGTCGCCGTGGTCTCGCCCAGGCCCAGCAGGGAGAAGTTGAGCTGGCCCGGGTTGCCGTTCTGGAAGGCGATCGAGACATTGTCGACCATGCAGCCGGTCAGGCGGCGATAGGGGTCGGTGGCGCCGCCCTCGTACTTCTCTTCCAGGGTGAACGTCGTGCCGCTTCGCACCGAGCCCACCTTGAGGACATTGGACACCCAGGGGCTGCAGAAGAGCGAGGCCCACAGAACGTCGCTGGCCGCGTCCCGGACCCAGGGCATCTCGATCTGCTTGGGATAGGTCGCGACACCCTGCACCATCGAGGCCGCCTGGCGGTCGGAGCGCCGCTCGGGCGAGCGTGTGTTGGGGCGTTGCGGCGCGCCGCTGACGCGGATGTCGCGGGTCAGCAGGAAGGCCGGCGTTGCGGGCGTTGTGCCGACGGTCACTTCGGCAATGACGGCGGTCTGCTTGTTGGCGCTGTCCAAAAGGCCTTCTCCCAAATTCCAGACAACAAAAAGCCGCCCGTGGGGCGGCGGTCAGATGCACCCGGTGGCGCGTAAGGTTGGCGGCGGCTCAGCCGACGTTGAAAATCTCGTACCCGAAGGCCACGGCTTCGACCCACAGTCCCGCCTCGTCGTGCCCGCCACCCATCGGGGCGGTGGAGACGATGCGAACGGTGCCGTTGCCAGCGGCGAAGCGGTCGTTGCGGAACCGCGCCCTCAGGGCGCCGGCATAGGATTCGGCCAGATTGCGCACCACGATACCGGCGCCGAGCCGAGTCTTCACGTAGAGCGTCACCTGGCCCTGCTCGCGCCAGAAGTTCAATCCTGGCGCACCGAACGTGTACTGATCCTCGGTGCCACCCGGAAAATCCAGCGCCACGAAGCCTTGCGAGACGTCCGGATTGTCACCCGTGTTGTAGAGATCCCTGATCGGCCAGCCGATACCCAGGTCAGCCAACCAGACGATGAGCCGGTCGCGGAACGCCATGCGCACCGAATCACCAATGACCAGGCCCGTGGCCGTCGCGCCCAGCGGCACGCTGGCGATCGGATGAACGCCATACATCATGTCCTGACCTTAGTTGGGCAGCCCCGTGGGCTTGATAAAGAACTGCAGCGCTGGATACACCTGGTCCCGCTGGACGCGTCGGGCGCCCTGTTTGCCCCATACCTTGATCCCGATGTTCAGGTTCACGTACTTGAAGTCGAAGAACAGCGCCTTGCCGAACCGGTTGACCAGGGCCCGCAGCACGACGCGATAGACGCCGCTCCTGGCCTGCCGACTGAGGGCTGCCCGCTTGCCGCGCCCCGTTCTCCTATTGGCCGTCGCCCCTTCGATTTTGCGGGCGTAGGGCTGGGGATTGACGATCTGGACACGGTCGGTCGGCTGGACGTTACGCAGCGCGACCCAGATATTGCCCTGCACCTCGGCGCCGCTGATCATCACGGTGTGCGAACTGGCATATCGCCCCGTCAGCACCGGGCTCTTCTTCTGTAATTCGTTCAGCGCCCAGCGAACCGCCTCCACCATGCTGGTGCGCGCCGCGAACTCGATGCGGCCGAACGGCTTTACCTGCAGATAGTCACGCCGCGGCATGCCGTCAGTGATCACCACCGGCTCGGTGTCGAAGCCCCTGGCCACCTCCTCACGCAATGCGCGTTCGGCGGTTTCTATGGTGGCAGCCTTGACCCAGTCGGCAATGCTGCGGCCAAGTTGCTCGGTCGTGATGCCCTCGACAATGACGGGCATGTCAGCCCGCGACCAGCAACTCGTAGAGCGCGACAGTGCCTGCATCGCCCAAGGGACGGACGTCCAGAATTGACCGCTCGCGGCCGTCGATGACGATGCTGTCGTGGCGAACCGGGGCTTTGCTCATCCAGGCCGACGATGACAGTTCCGACGGGCCGATCTTCACCCGGAACTCCTGCTGGACGGCCGAGCCGCCTATATCGACCGTCGAACCGACGAGGCGTTTGCCCTTCAGCGTAATGGTCGTGGCTTCGCTCGCCCGCTTCAGCACCATCGTCTCGCCGTGCAGCGCGATCAGTCGGGCAGCGTTGCGGACGGCGTCCAAAGCCCCCATCACACCGCCCAAGTCTTGAACGGGGACAGCGCCGCTTCCAGTGACTTCAGCAGGCCGCTCTCGCCGATGCTGTCGCCGCCGGCGACGGCATACGAGCCCGACCAGACGTCGGGCGTGTTTTCGGACCTGAGCGCGGGATCCCGGTCAGTCGCCAGGTACTTCATCTTCACTTGCTCGATCACCTGCCCCTCGAGTTCGGCCGGCACCTCCACGGGCAGTGACCAGCCGGCCGTCCAGGACACCATGATCTTGGCCGATGACCAGGAGACCGGGGCGTCGTCGGCAATTCTCTCCAGCATGCCGCCGCCAACGAGGCGGAAGTTCGTGTTCGAAGCGAGGGTGGTCCCATCCTCGACGACGCTGTCCATCGTCGCGATGGGTGTCCGCCACGGCAGGATCAGGATGGAACTACGGTCCATTTCGGTGCCCAGCCAAGTAGCCCGCAGCAGTTCCTGACCGAAGGTCGGGACTGTGCCGAAAGCGGAGCGCGCCAGATTGCAGAATCGGACGCACTCCCCGCTGACGGCATCGATGATGCTCTCGATCAACGTGCTATCGACATTGCCCAGCCGGAGACCCGCCTGGACCTTCGTCGCTGTCGTCAGTCGCCGTGCAGCGGCGTTCGCCACGGGGGTGACGACCTCGAACAGGGGCTCGTTCACCGGCTCGGCGATCGCCGCCGCGGAGGTTCTTGCTCCGTCGGCGCAGCGGCCAGCGCCTCTGCCCACCCCTCGGCAATAGCGACCCTCGCGAGATCTCCCTCGACCAGATCCGACACCTCGAACTGCCGCGGATAGAGGGCGCCATCGGGCGCCCCCACGAATGCCTTGACGACCCTCGCCTTCATGATCAGGCCGGCGGGTTCGAGGTCGGCCGGTTGCGGGGATGGCCCAACACCCACACACCGGCGACGAAGGCATTGCCGGTGTTGGCCGCCGGCGTGACCGTCACGCGCGCGTAGCGCTTCGGCCCGCGGTAGCCGATCTTGAACACCTTGTCGTCGTCCGCGAACGTAAAGCTCGCCTGGGTTTCCAGCCCGATCAGCTGGTCGTCGGGAACAGCGGCGGCGTCCGACAGGTTGGCCGCATCGCCATGCTCCACCAGGGTGGTGAAGGTGGCGTCCGCATCGGCGAGAGCGCCGGTCAGGATGACGAACTCGGCGGCCTCGTAGCCCAGGAGATCGGCGATCTGCGAGACGAACGGCGTATTGTCGACGACTGCCGCCGCAGGGCTGATGCCACGACGGACGTGCAGGTTGTTGTGAATATCGCGCGCCATGGCGCTTTCCTTTCCGGGAATCGTGAAGGTGAGGAAGGGAGCGGCGCGACCGGAGCCGCGCCGCCGTCGCCGATCAGGTCGAGCACTTCAGCTTGCGGATGGCCTCGGCCAGCACGATCTGTCCGCCGATGCGGCGATAGAACAGGAAGCGGATGTTGCCACTGGTCGCCTGGGTGTAGGGATCCCGCAGCATCGACATCGCGATGCGATCGACCAGCGTGTAGGCGCGGGCGAAGTCGCCGTAGACGATCGGGAAGGCGTTGGCCCCCTCGTTCGGCATGTCCGGTACCTCGACATACGGGTCGCCATCGATGGTGTTGGGCTGCCCCTGCGCCAGGCCCGGCATCCAGATGTACTGCCTGTTGGCGTCCTTCAGCTTGCGCACCGAGCCCATCGTGGTCCGGTTCAGGGCCCACTTGGCGTTGCGCGCATAGCCGCTCTTCAGCGCGTATTTGAGGGTCAGCAGCCCGTCGGCCTGGCCGTTCGCGTCCGCGATCGTGGCGGCCGTGCCGGAATTGCTGGACGCGATGTCGGCATTGACCAGCCAGCCCTCGGGCTTGCCCACGGCATTGCCGCCGACCACCGCAGCGCCTTCCGCGACCGCGAACTGCTCCTCGGCCTCGCCGCGGATCTCGGCCTCCAGATCGAACGCCGTGTCCTCCAGGTTCTGGTGGCTGATGTCGATCAGGGCGAACATCTCGTGCGTCGGGATCTCG